TGTTGGGCTGCTTCAGAGACGGCACTTCGGGTCGGTGGCCCCACCAGGACTAAGGTCCTGGGGATCCACCGTATGTACCGCCCCTGCGCTCACTCTCGAAAAGAGGTGTGCGCAGCCCTATCATTACCCCTCCTCCCCGCCACCCAGCACGCTGTGGTTCAGCGTGCTTGGGAGGCCCTTCTCGGTGTGGTGGCAGCTTTGGGCGTCCGCGCCGTCCGGTGGGGGAGTCGCTCCGAGAACCAGGTTCGCCTGGGTCTCGGGCGGCTCGCCCTCTGGATGATGCGGACGTCCTGTTACTCGGGCGTGGGCCACATGGTGGCCACGCTCAAGCAAGCTGCGGGTGAGGCCCGGATGAGTGCCGTAACTGGCGCCCCTCCTGGCCGTAACCTCCGGTTCCTCCAACGGCACCTACCACGGGTGTCGTCGGTGGCCGGCCTCGAGCAGTTATCCTACCTTGGTAGGGCACTGCCCGAGGGCGACCGCCGCGTCGCGACGGCGAGCCTTTTGGCCCACCGTCGGGTCGTTCAGGAACCTGTCACCACGCCGGCCCCGTTGCTCTCCTGGTCCCGCCAATACGTGGAGAGGTTCTTCCAACGCAACTCTGTTGCCTTGGAGGAGTTCCTCCCCTCGTCCCCGTCTGCGTCTGTTGGGCGCAGCCGGCGGGCGGGCGGTACCAGGGAGGACGTCCGTCAACACTGGCTGTCTTGGCTCCGGGAGACCGGATACACGCCAGACGGTGTTGAGGGCGTCCTCAACACGATGGACCCGTCGGACGACGGGACCATGATCGTGCTGAGCAACTTGGCTGCCCAGTCCGTGTCCAGGGCCGCGGCACGCAAGTGCCTCGAACCCTTGGAGCACCGGGTCTGCTGCGTTGCTGAGAGGGGCTGGAAACAACGTATTGTCTCCGCCCCCCCTAGTCACGCCTCGGTGGCCGGGACGGTCCTCAACCGGGGTCTCCTCGCCGCCCTCCGAAAGGAGGGTCGGTGTCGGGACTTCTTGGTCGGGGACCGCCGCCGGTCCATTGAGAAGGCAATGTCGATGTGGTCTCCCACGTCGGTCATTGTCTCGACAGACTTGACTACCGCCAGCGATCGCTTGCCCCTCGACTTTGTCGAGGCGATCGTTGACGGTATCATACTGGGCTGGTTCGGCCTCCCACGCGTATGGGCGGAGGCTCTGAGGCACCTTACAGGTCCTCAGCTCCTCCGCTACCCGTGGGGCCAGGTGGTCAACTCCGAGAGGGGGATTTTGATGGGATTGGGCCCTACGTGGCCCATCCTATCGCTATCCCACCTCATCTGGGTTGACTACGCGGCCTCCACGGTTCGGTGTCGCCACGTCGCGTTCAAGTCCACCGCCATTGGCGGTGATGATTTGATCGCGGCGTGGCCGCCCCGCCTCTACGACGCGTATGCGTCCGTAGTGGCGTCCACTGGCGGCACCTTCTCGAAAGGGAAGATGTTCGTCGATGGAAGGGGCGGGAACTTCACGGAGATCACCTTTTGGATGGTCCCCGGTGTTCCGAGTCACCGCATACGTTGGGCGGCGGGCATCCCTTTAAAGGGCCTCGTGGGGACCGAGCCTTCGAAAGAAGGCGAGGCCTACGAGTCCCTCTGCCTCCAGACAGGCGGTGACCAAAAGGCCCGGAGAGTTCTCCGGGCCCTTCGGCCGCACGTTTGGTCCGACCTTCGCGCGAGCGGGGTCGTGCCGTGCATGCCTCGCTCCCTTGCGGGAGCGGGTTTGCCTGTCATACGTGGTTCTCCACAGCGGGTGCGCGCACCC